CCATGACACTTTGTGTTGTGGGGCTGGTTCGTTGTTGGCCCAGACTGCCTTCCTCTTCTTCACCCAAGTCCGTGATACGTAGTGTATCTAGGTTAAATTCCAAATCAACCTTTTGCCCCACACCGCTACTGCTACGTGTTTTCATAAACTGAATTTGATAACGTCCACGTTCCTTCATAGCACGGCTGGTAAAGATACCAATCACGTTATCAGCTGTTTGGATCTTACTCAATCCACCACTAATGTGACTGTGATCAAACTCAATTTCCTCAACAGCACTACGATTCAACTGACTGGCTGTGACTGTGATACATTGCGTTTCCATTGCTAAATTTCTCAGCTCTTCTGACACATATTTGTCCTTAACAAACAAATCACTGGGACTTACCTTCACACTCAAAGGCATCATTAAATCCAAGTAATCTATGAGTAAAACGTCGGGTTTTGTGCCCATCTTTACTTGATATTCCTTAAGATAGGCTCGAATATCGTTGGCATTTTTACCTGAGGGCATATACTTGACCTGCATATTGCCACTGCGTTTTTCCAACATTTTGACTTTGAGTTCAACGTCATCAATGCTTTTAAAAATGTCCCTAGTACCAATGCCAGTGGTCATACTATCTAAACGCATACTGACCAAACCCTCACTCAACTCAAAGGTCAAGTAAACCACGTTCAATCCCATTAGTGCCCAGTTCACACCCAAGTTGGCTAAGAACAAGGATTTACCACCACCTGATGCCGCACAAAAGATGTTAAGCTCACCGCGGTTAAATCCACCATAGAGTTTCTTGTCCACTGCGGGCCAGCCTGTGCTAATCTGTCCATTGTTGTCTTTGAGTTTACTCAGACGTGCTCTAGGATCTTCAAAGTAGTTTGTACCCATGTCCTTGTTAAGACTAATTTGGATAGCGTCCTTGATCAGTTTTTCCACTGGGCCATAATCGCCAGACTCTAACAAGTCACTGCTTTTAATAATGGCACGTTCCAGTCCTTTATGACGACTGAAGTTTTCAAACTCGTCCATCAACCATTCATAGTTTTCTTTGGGCAGGGTTATCGGAGCAAAGTCACTTTTTGTCGCGGCGTTGACAATGCTAGTCTCGGGCATGACCTTATAGTCATCTACATATTTGGTAATGAATGTAGCAGAGTCCTGTAGTCTTTGATCAAAGTTTTCTGGATCAAAAATGTTTTGGCATCTAACAAAAGTTTCAGAATCACTGAGAAACATCTCCAAATAGAGTTTCTGCATGTTGTAATCATAGTTGGGCTTGGCTGTATCTTTTTTATTCTTTGTTGACATTCTGTAATTTCTTTTCTAGTAGATGTAAATTTATCTCTCCGTGTACCTTGTAGTGCAAAATTGTCATTAAAGTATATAGTCTGCCGTAGCGTTTTACAGCATCGGCCACATCCTTAATGTCATCTTCCCACGGCGGCAAGCTGGCACTCCAGCCATTTGTGATAGCCGCCCTTACCATTTTGGCACCTGGTTGATCTCGATCCGGAACCACAATGACTTCTCTCATCAAGTTATTGATCCTGGCGCATTGTGCGTCATTTGGTTCATTGTGCATAATGGCCACACCTTCGATGGCAATGGCATCAAACTGTCCTTCTGTGACAATGACAAATTTTCTATCATCCTCCCAAGGCGAACATTGTTGAGCATCTATATTAAACACATAGCCAGGTTGGGCGTCGGTAAGGTATTTTGGCTTACCTTGTGTAATCTTACGTCCAGTATAGCCCACAATCTTGCCGTTGTAGTAGAATGGGATAATGACTCTATCTCTATAGCCTACGGCCGCTGACCAGTGCCAGTTATACCATTCCCATCCCACTTGTCGCTCATCTACCAAATATTTAATTACATCAAGTAGTTCAGCATCTTGACAACCTTCGGCAATCCACATATCTATGGGCAAACAATCATCTGGCAATGCCCGTTCTTCCAAAGTGAGGTTTAAGGCCTTCTTTAGTACAGGCTGGTCGTCTTTGACTTTTAACGCTGCCAAATTCAATTTACCAATTTCTTGCTCACCCAAACCTAGCCATTTGAATAACTGTCGAGTATTCTTGCTCAGTAGTTTACCTGGGCTCCAACCACATTTGAAGTTACAATTAAAACAGTGATATTGAAAACTGCCATCCCCGCTGGTCAAGATGCCACCGCGTTTGCGATTATCTTGGCAGCATACCGCATCGAAGCTGGTCCATCCACTAGGGGTGGCTTTTCGTTTAGGAGGCAGTAAAGTTAGGACTGTATCTTGAATTTCGTTCACACTACAATTTTAACTTCTGTAGAGGACTTTGTCAAGGCTTCCGTAGTAACTGGGATTATCGTTTCCGCTGTCTGCGGGTTTGGTTGCGGGAATATAAACAACACGAACGTAGGAGTAAACTCCGTTAAAGTTTACATAGTCAATACCATCAAAACCTGAATAGTTCAAAGTAGCAATAGTATAATATTGGCCTGTGCTGTTTGGTTGATTGTTTAATGTACCTTGTATAATGACCTGTCCACGATAGTTGGACATATAGATAGCCATTGTATGTAATGCGCTATTGCCATTGTATTCAGGGTAAGCGTAGATGTTACCACTCTTGTGTTCGTACAATTGAGTTTGTACATTGAATGTCTTTAGGAAGCTGACGATTTCTTGACTAGGTTGTAGTACAGGGAAGGCATCTTGTCGCAAGTTCAAAGTACCAGCAACTCCGTAATAAGTGTTGGCATAGGCAGTTAGATAAGTACCATCTGCGGGATCTTGATATTTGACCGTGTATTGATATTCACCAACATCTAAATCTAATGTATCGCTTTCAGTTAAAGTTAGCTCACCTACGCCACGTAGGCTTAATGTGCCAAATGTCAAATTAGTACTTGATGAAACTGCGTAAGCAGTGGGATTATTCAAAGTTACCACACCGTTGGCTACACCAGTGACAATGGTATTGGCAACAATGCCAAATCCAGTAACACTTTGTCCAATAGCAATGCCTGTAGTATCGCCAAAGTTTAAGGTGTTGTTAGTACCGCCTTGGTTGGAAACAGTATTGACAACAATACTGTCGTCTAAAATTATTAATTGTTTTTGTACCAGTTGTCTTTGATTAGTAGCATCAAACATTGAGAAAACGTAAGTAGCAGTATTGCTAACAGGTAAGGCTTTTTGATCGCTATTCTTAAATTGAATACGGACCTTATTTTTGATACCTTTTTGAATATTCAGGTCTCGTTGATACATAACGTTATTAACTCCATGTGTGGTAGCATCCAAATCTAATATAATGGTGGTGGAATTTGGATATAAATAGACTGGTAAACTTTGCATATAACTATTTATTGATAATGGCTGTTCCAGAAACCTTCCAAGAAAATTATCCCTTTGTTTCCTGTATTAAAAGCAATAATACAGAATACGTGGGAATAATCATAAATCATGACGATTACGTCACTAGCATATATGATATATCGCTATTACGTAATGAAAACGACCGCAAAGTATTTTTAGAAGCTGGGGAAACTTGGTGGTGGGAAAGCAATCGCCGCATACCAATCAACATCTTTTTAAAACAACAAATGATTATGTTCAGGTACACAATCAAAACATTTAACAGCAAGGATGTTGAAGTTTTATTTGGCCCCAGCGTTAATTTAAGCGAAATAGCAGAAAAGCGTATCAAAAGAAAATCAATTCAACTAGTGCGTAGTGCTAAGAATACTCGTAGCTGATGCGTTCGCAAATAAGATTTAACTGAACAACAATAACACTGGCATAGGAGATAGCATGGGACTTTTTAAAGAAATAGGCATCGTCAGTCTTAATCCATATTTCATCTTTGATCGCCTCGAAGCCTTCTTTCTCGCATACTGGGATCAAATGTTTTTTCCCGGGTCTGAGCAAGGCCAAGAACATAGCAAGCTCGACAACTGATCGAGGTTGTAGTCGCTTCACTAAATCATGATATCCATTAACATGGAATAGTTGATCACAAACTTCTTTCTCTCCAAGTAAATCCCAAAGTGGTTCTGCGTTCAATAAGCGAACTAAATGTTCTTCGTTTTTTACGCCATTGTAAGCACTGACATTTAAAAAGTCAATTTTAAAGTAACCACGGGCTTCAGCAGTTTTGTAATCAATGCTGGCACATCCTGTCAATGGATTAACAGGAATGGGTTGGCAATAGACGCCGGTATTGTGCTTCTTTCCATCTCCAAGCGTAGCAGGGACATGTTTGATTACATCAAGGATCTGCTGTCTGTTCTGGAGGTCGACATCAATATCCGGCAATTTTTTTAATTTCGTCATATGAGGGTGCGTAGTTTCCACGGTGTTGTACAGTAATACTGGCCGCGGCATTTGCAAATATTATAGCTTGATCTATATCCTTTGTCACTAGATATTGATAAACCAATGCTGCCAAAAAGGTATCACCGCAGCCACACACATCGACAACTTCGGCAGAGAATCCATCATAAATTGCTGTTAAAAAGGATTTCTTATACATAGCACCTTTGCTACCCAAAGTTACAATCACATTGTTCGCATCACTGGTCCGTTTACCGTATTCAAGTTCATTAATTTTAATGAAGGCATTATTAAATTTTCTTAAATCAGTTTTCTTGGTATCGATAAAAATAGGACCTTTAAAAGTATGACATATATGTTGAATACTTGCTGTTTCCAAAAAACCTTTATTGTAATCGCTTATCACAATAGCATCGTATGTTTCTAAAGGAAACGGTGTGGTATTATTCCAAGGTACGACTTTCTTTTCGTTATCTACTCTTAATAAATGTTGTCCTGATCTTTGATCGATATATCTAGTCTTGGTAATAACTTCGTTGTTGGTTATGAAATCTACTTCACATCCTAATTTGGTCAAATTATTACGCACATTACTAGCCATACCCTGTGTGGTATAATGTTCTTGAATAATCATAATAGGTACTGGTGCTTCAGGGTTTAGCCTATCGCAAGTGCCTATGTAATATTCATCAATACAACTATCACCCAGTAGCAATACGTTGAATGATGTTTGTGGTTGAATAGTCGCCGACTCGATCATAATAAATTACTTCTTTACAATATTGATGTGCTGTAGATTCTGTATCTTTTTTCCAGTCACTGCCTTTGACATAGATATCAGGCTTGTACTCTTTCATAATCTCAATAAGTTCTTCCGTACTGTCAAATAATCTAACGGTATCTACTGCCTTTAGATTACCTAGCAAATACCATCGATCCCACTGACTATTAACTGGCCTAGTTGGGCCTTTAAGTTCTTTTACTCTACGGTCGGAGTCTATAGCAACTAATAAAGTACTACCTAGACTTTTTGCGTAGTTGAGCATTCCAATATGTCCTCTATGGACAATATCAAATGTTCCATTAACCATTACTTTCATGGATAGTATTTCTTTAGTTTGGTCAAATCAGCGCAGGTGTATTTTTGATACTGTGCCTTGATATCATCCGGCATTGGAATATATTCAATCCCAGCACTTGTATTTTTAGCAATAGTTTCTGCGACATGTTGGAATGATTGCGGCATACCTGTACCTACATTCCAAATACCAGATTCTTTTACATTAAAGAATTTCTTGTGTACATCGATAACTGTTTCAACTGGTACAAAATCTCGTCGGAAATCTTCGCTACCCTCAAACAATTTAATAACGCCGGTAGTTTCTGCTTGCTTGGTAAATTTGTGATGTGGGCTTGGTTGATCCTTGTGATCTTCATGTGGACCGTGGACATTGAAATATCTAAAACCTTGAACAGTAATACCGTCAAATTTTTGTGACTTTACATGTCTATCAAACAAATACTTACTCCAAGCATAGGGGCTTTGTGGACTCAGCGGACCGTCCTCGCTAAAGTTTTGACCCATACCGTAGACACTGGCACTGGATGCGTATTGTAAATTTACTTTGTTAATTTGGCAAGCAACCAATAGCATACAACTAAAGTCATGATTTTGTCTCATGATCTTTTCAACATCTCGCTCGTTTGTACTGCTAATAGCGCCAAGATGAATACACCAGTCGAGTCCATCGAATTCTGGAGGTTGTTCTCCCCATTCATAAAAACTTAATTCGTGTTCATCCTTAAGAGAATTGACCATATTTTGGCCAATAAAACCTCTGTAGCCTGTGATTAAAATTTTCATTTTTGACTATCGCCCTTTGCTACTCTATAATTGTCTTCCACTGAGTCAGGTGTACTAACTTCGATAATTGTACCTGCTTCTAAACAAATTACCTGATGTGGAAGTAATGGTGGATTACGCCAAACATCGCCGGTGACTAAATCGTTTTCATAACGACTTGCGTCTTTGGTGTCAATACAAATAACTTTAAATCTACCACTTAACACATACCATGTTTCATCTTTCTCAGCATGGAAGTGCATGCTAAATTTAGCGCCTGTGTTGAACTCTAACAGTTTGCCACAATATTTGTCGTTGGTACACCAAATGTTTTCTCTGCCCCAACCCTTTTCTACGAACCCTGTTAATTGTGTCATAGTATTCCTACCTCCTCACATATTTCTTTTACCAGTACCGTGTCTGCTGGCAGTTCTTTAAATCTTCTTAACCAATAAGGAACATCAAATGCTGGAGCAATAATGTTTAACTGTTCGTCAGTCATTTTTTGAATCATTGTTTTACCATCTGTAGAATTTAAAATAACCCAGCAACTGATGTTACCATTTATGATATCATGTACAGCCTTATTCAAACTAACATACCTAAAGTAATGAGCAAAATTTGCGTTGTGTTCATCACCCCATTCCATCATAGTTTGCAAAGTGCGTTGTACAGCAGCCTCCACTGGCTCAGTTTTTAATACTTCATACAGATATGAATAGTATAACCTATCACTACACCACTTGTCTAATTTAGTGCCACTCTTAATCACGTAATCCACAAACTTATCAGGGTATAGAGCATTAGTATTATTGAGGAAGCTGCCAAACTTAACAAAAGCGTTGTAATAACTTGTGTCGCAGAAGTCTTCATATGTCTTTGTCTTTCCACCTTGTGCTAGGGTCCAAAAACGGTTAAAGGCCATGTATCCGGCCTGTACTCGTTTTTCATTTTTTTGTAAAACTCTACGCTTCTTTTCACACATGTGTGCTACAAGAGTTTTTTCTTGCATAAAGTTTTTGTTACAATGAACACACTTGAATGGTTGTGGTACAAGTGCTATCATTCGTAATCCTTACGTTGTTTCTTATCAAATCCCATCTTATCAAACAACTCTTCTTTATCTTTTTTATCCATCATACCAGCCAATAGTTTGATATCGCTTATCTTCATAGCAGGATAAATTTCACACAATAATTTTTCAATCTTGTTGACTTTTTCTTTCTTACCTGCGGCTAGATAAGGATGATAGCAATTGATGCCAGCACCTGTGGCCGCATACAATTTCCATAACAACGACTTGTGATTCTTACTTAAATCGTTAAAGTTTTTGTTAACATATTCGTTAGTAGTTTCAACGAACCATTCTTGAATATCTCTATCACCTTGTACATTGGCTGTATAACGCATTAGAATAAATGGGCTAAATGCCTTTTGTTCTTCCTCAGTTAGGTTATCATAAAAGTCGTAGTTCTTTTGATCCACTGCATTTAGTTCGCGTTTAATATCAAGTTTTGCTGCCATCGTGTTCTTTCTTATGAGGAGTCAATCCCGCCTGCTCTACAGATTTTTTATACCATTCAGTAAGTGGTTCTGGTTCATTACGGAACCAAGGAACTGGACTACATGTACCAATACCCAAATTACCATTTGAATCTATACGCATAACTTCTTTAGAATTATTATAAAATTTTATATTCATCGTACTGTAATGTCAAATGCTATATTGATACGTTCCCTATCAGAATGATTAGGAAGTACTTCGTGTGGTATCCAACTTGGGAATAAAATCAAATCACCGTCACTGGGTTTAAAATAATAATCACGAATAAACGGTCCACCAACCATGTGTGCGTTAAGAATATTGGCAGGATTAATCATTCGCAAATCACCTGTATCCGTTCCTTGTACATAATATACCGCAGTGAAGTGCGATATATAATGCGTATGTAAAAGATTCCTACTATTGGGTTGATTAATATTTGTCCAGTAGTTAATAGTGAACTGACGTTGTTTACAAAGTCTAGCAAATACGGGATCTTTTGGTAAGTAAAATTCAGTTGCTTCTCTAGCCAACTCAGTGACTGCGTCTAGCAACCAATCTGCTCGATACTTGTGATAACTGCGCCAGCAACCATCGTTAGATAGTTCAGAACTATCAGGTTGATGTCTAATGCTGTCTATTTGTTTCATCAAATTGGCACGTTGCTCGTCAGTGCCAACAATCGACTTATCAAATAAACCAGCTTGGACTAGATCAATCATCTGCTAAGATTATATATAATAACACATTGTTCTAATGCATGTTTTAGGGCTTCATTTGTTTCAGAAGCACGACGAATATCACACCAAAGTTTGTCTTCTCGAATTTTTTCAATCGTGCTTTTTGCCTTATAACTTTGACCTACAAGACTACGTTCAGTACTCCCAACTTCACGGGCGTAGACAGTTTCGCCACCGTCTGGACTTTCATAAACATATTGAGCGTTAGGTTTTAATGATCCCATATTAAAACAAATCAATCTTTTCCCAAGGAAGATCAGGCTTGCCAAAATGTCCATAGTTTGTTGTACTACTATAGATAGGACGGAACAGATTAAAACGTTCAATGATACCGCTAGGAGTCAAATCTACTACTTTAGGAATTAACATAGTCAAGTCTCGTGCTAATGCTTTATCTTCACACTCAATATAAAAACTCATAGGCTGTGCTAGACCAATAGCATAACTGATTTGACAAGTTGCCCAGTTTGCTCGGCCACTTGCTACAATGTTCTTGGCAAGATAACGCATCATATAGGCAGCACTTCTATCAACCTTTGTAGGATCCTTACCACTAAAAGCGCCACCACCATGTGGACTATAACCACCATAAGTATCGACGATAATTTTACGACCTGTAAGTCCTGTGTCACCATCAGGCCCGCCGATAACAAATCGGCCAGTAGGATTAATATAAAATTCAGTGTTGTCGTCTACATATTCTTTGGGTAATACACTTCTGATAACGTACTCAACAGAAC